GAGCATCCATTGACTTGGGTAAAAACATGACTCAAGCGGATATGGAGCGTATTGCTCCTCTGTTTGAGCAACGAGGTTATTACCTTGCAAGTGCGCCAAACGGCATAACAATTCTTGCAAACGAAGGCACAGCGCAGGGTGAAAAGTTTGCGAAAGAAGTGCGTGATATCGTAAAGAAAAACCCCGAGGCGTTTGGTAAAACAGAAATTGACTTTGGACGCGCCGAGACTGGATACATTGATTACGGGGACGCTTACCGCAGCAACACTCCGGGTGCGGTTACTGCGCGAATGCTTGAGATGATGGAACAAGCGCCCATGACGATGAAAAATTTAGATGTAAACCCTGCATATCGAGAAACTGTTGCAGCAAGAAATGCTCGGGACATTGATTACGCCGCAAAAGGATTCGGCGTTGCTCGAGAAGATGTGATTCGCGCCAGAAACATTTTCAAGGCAGAAGGGTTTGAGGGTTTGAGGAAAGCCGCAAAAGCGGGAATTGTTCCTGCGGTACTTGCAACATTTGGCGCACAGCAGATGCTTTCGGAAAACGAGGAAAAGAGATGAAACTCGGCAAGTCCGCAAAAAGTGCAGCGCAGTTAACATGGAAACAGGAGCGTTCCGACGAACGGTGGGAGCGCCGTGCCGATATGCTGATGTTCAAATTTTCCCATGTGTCGGTCATGCTGCCGTCGCAGATAACGCACCTTAACGCTAACCGAGGCATTGCGGCGTACCGGTAAACAGAAGTAAACTGTTCACATGGTTAACGAAGGTTCTTTTAAAAAAGGCAGAAAGGGTGGCCCCGGCAGACCAAAGGGCGTGCCTAACGAGTCAACGCAACTGGCGAGAGAAGCCATTGCGCGATTCGTAGACGGCAACGCGGGTCGGCTACAGGGCTGGCTCGAAGAGATACACGCGAACAAGGGCGCAGAGGCGGCGTTTAAGTGCTTCAGCGACCTACTCGAATACCATGTGCCTAAACTCGCACGGCACGAACACAGCGGCCCAGACGGCAGCAAGATTGAGATTGAGGCGACTTGGGGCAAACCCGAGTGAAGCAGCGGGTAGAACTCCCGTATCGCCCTAGACGGGCCTTCATGCCGTTCCACGACCGCACCAAGCGGTGGGCCTGCCTTGTCGCGCATCGAAGAGCAGGAAAAACAGTCGCAGCGGTTAACGACATCATCCGCGCAGCCTTTATGTACCGTGGGCCAAACGGCCTCTTCGGGTATGTCGCTCCGTACCAGAACCAAGCCAGACGCATTGCGTGGGACTACTTCAAGCACTACGCCCAGCCGCTTATCAGCGACATCAATGAGCAGATGATGACCATTACGCTCGTTAACGGGGCGAAGGTCAGCCTGTTCGGCGCGGACAACGCGGATGCCATGCGTGGCCTCGGCTTCAGCGGCGTGTACATGGACGAGTACGGGGACTTCAAGCCCTCGGTGTTCGGCAATGTGATACGCCCTGCGCTATCGGACAAACAGGGTTGGGCTGTGTTCGCCGGTACGCCAAAGGGCAAGAACCAGTTTTGGGACATCTACGAGACGGCACGGCGCATCCCCGACGAGTGGTTTGTCCTGCGCCTCCCGGCCAGCGATTCGGGCTTGCTGCCGCAGAGTGAACTTAACGCAGCAAAGGCGCAGTTGAGCGATGACCAGTACCTCCAAGAGTACGAGTGCAGTTTCGAAGCGGCTATCCTCGGCGCGTTCTACGGCACAGAGATGCGACAGGCAGAGCCGCGTATTAACGAGCGTGTAGTCTTTGAGCCGGGGTATCCGGTACACAGCGCGTGGGATTTGGGGTATCGAGACGATACGGCAATATGGTGGTATCAGGTGGTGGGCGGCGAGGTGCGCGTCATCGACTTCTACGCCATCTCGGGTGCAGACATCCGCGCCATTGCAGAGGTGGTTGTAAACAAGGGTTATCAGTACGGCAAGCATCACCTGCCGCATGACGCGCGCGCGAAGTCGCTTCAGACGGGGCGCAGCATCGTTGAGCAGTTGGCCGACCACCTCGGCATCGGCAGCCTCTCGGTCGTGCCGAACATCGGATTGCAGGACGGAATTCAAGCGGTGCGCCAGATGCTCCCGCGCACTTGGTTCAATTCCGTAAAATGTGGCGATGGCATTGAGGCTTTACGTCAGTATCAACGGGAGTATGATGAGGACAAGAAAGCGTTTAGGGCATCACCCCGACACGATTGGACATCACACCCTGCTGACGCTTTCCGTATGCTGGCAGTTGCGTGGAGGCAGGAGCCTGCCGCGCAAAAGCCGTTGGAGAGCAAAGTGCTTATCGTTGGGCCGCAAAATCAGGTCACGCTCAACGATATGTGGCAGGTACACGACCGAAGCGTCTCTAGGAGGGCGCGCATATGAGTGGCGTTAACAACCCGTATCAGTATCCCTACGAGACGGTGGCGGCTGGACAGACGGCGCAGGTGCTTGGCACCAACGGCGCTGCGAACGACTACCTGCACCGCATCGTGGTCACGGTGTCGGCTACGGCATCGTCTACCGTCAGCGTCATCGACGGCAGCACGACTATCCTCGCCATCCCGGCTAACACGCCGGTTGGCGTCTACAGCCTCGAACTCAACCTCAACGCGGCCACCGGCCCGTGGAAGGTCACGACGGGTGCAGGCGCTGCTGTGTTGGCGGTGGGCCTGTTCAGCAAATGAACCGCAAGCCCGGCCTCTACGCCAACATCCTAGCCAAGCAGGAGCGCATCAAGGCTGGCTCCGGCGAGAGGATGCGTAAGCCCGGTGACCCCGGTGCGCCGACCGCAAAGGCGTTTCGTGAGTCTGCGAAAACGGCTAAACCTGAGAAAAAGGGTTACTGATGAGCGCAGCATGGCAGCGTAAGGAAGGCAAGAACCCGAAGGGTGGCCTCAACGCCGCTGGCCGCGCATCGTACAAGCGTGAGACGGGCGGCACCCTCAAGCCCCCGGTCAAGGCCGGTGACAACCCGCGCCGTGCGTCCTTCCTCGCCCGCATGGGCAATATGCCGGGGCCGATGGAGAAGAACGGCAAGCCGACCCGCCTCGCCCTCGCGCTGCGTGCGTGGGGTGCGTCGAGCAAGGAAGATGCGAAGGCAAAGGCCCGCGCCATCTCTGCGCGCAACAAGAAGGACTAACAAATGGACGAGCGCGTCAGCCAAGAACTTGAGAAGTACCTGCGCGCTGTAGGTACCTACGACAACGAGTTTGCCAAGTGGCAGGCGCGCGTCAAGAAACTCGTCAAGCGTTACCGTGACGACACGCGCGGCCAATCGGGCAACGAGACGGCCAAGTTCAACATCCTGTGGAGCAACGTCCAGACGCTGATTCCTGCCGTCTACGCCAAACTGCCGAAGGCTGACGTGCAGCGCCGCTTCGGTGACAACGACCCCGTGGGCCGCGTGGCATCGCGCCTCATCGAACGCGCCATCGACTTCGAGATTGAGCATTTCCCCGATTTCCGCTCGACCATGAAATACGATGTCGAGGACAGGTTCCTCGGCGGTCGCGGCACGGCGTGGGTGCGATACGAACCCCATGTCGCCCCCATCGGCATTGAGGACGACGGCGTATCCATCACCTCGGACATCGAAGAGGGCGAAGGCGCACCGCAGCCGCTTGAGCAGATTGAGTACGAGCGCGCCCCCGTCGATTACGTCCATTGGAAGGACTTTGGACACTCGCAGGGCCGCACTTGGGAAGAGGTGGGTCAGGTATGGCGCTGGGTCTACATGACCCGTGAGGCGCTCGTGGAGCGTTTCGGCGCAGAGATGGCGCGCCAGATACCGACCGACTCCGGCCCGGAGACGCTGAACGCCTACCGCGACAGTAAGCGGCAATACAACCTCGCCAAAGTGTGCGAACTCTGGGACAAGGAGACGCTCAAGGTCTACTGGTTCTGCAAGGGGATGCCGCACTTCATCGACGTGCGCGACGACCCGCTCGGGCTGGAGGGGTTCTTCCCCTGCCCGAAGCCGCTTTACGCCACGACGACCTCGGACAACCTCGTCCCCGTCCCCGACTTCGTGCTGTACCAAGACCAAGCGATGGAGTTGGACATCCTCTCCGACCGCATCGACGGGTTGGTAAAGGCGCTGCGTGTGCGCGGCGTGTACGATGCCAGCCAACCGGCGTTGCAGCGTCTGATGACCGAGGGCGACAACAACGCCCTCATCCCGGTGGACAAGTGGGCGGCGTTTGGTGAGAAGGGCGGCCTCAAGGGCAGCATCGACCTGCTGCCGCTCGACACCATCGCGCAGGCGCTCATCCAATGCTATCAAGCACGCGCCGACATCAAGGGCCAGATATACGAAATCACGGGCATCTCCGACATCATCCGTGGGCAGTCTGCGGCCTCGGAGACGGCCACGGCGCAGCAAATCAAGGGTCAGTACGCTGGCCTGCGTTTGCGCTCCATGCAAGAGGACGTGGCGCTCTTTGCGACGGAACTCATCCGGTTGAAGGCGCAGGTCATGTGTATGCGGTACCAGC